CACGCATAGATGAAGTGTTGCCTTGGTTAAAAGAAATTGGTCAAGAGCTGCTGCCGTGGCAAGAACACGTTTTGCGCGACATGCTTAGCGTTGACAAAAATGGCAAGTTCATACGCAAAACAAATCTGCTTTTAATTGCACGTCAAAACGGTAAAACCCATTTAGCACGTATTCGCATATTGGCGGGCTTGTTCTTATTTGGTGAAATGAGTATTATCGCAATGTCGTCCAATCGCGCCATGGCTCTTGATACCTTCCGCAAGGTCTGTGACGTAGTTGAAACGACACCTCAACTAAAAGCACAACTAAAGCAAATCCGCGTGGCCAATGGCCAGGAATCGTTAGAGCTTTTATCGGGAGCTCGTTACGAGATAGTTGCGGCCACTAGAGATGGAAGCCGTGGTAAAACCGCGGATTTGTTGTTTTGTGATGAACTACGCGAGGTAGATGAATCCGCGTGGACTGCAGCTCAGCCAATTACTAGAGCGCGTCCTAATAGCCAGATATTACTGACCAGTAACGCCGGTGATGCGTTTAGCACAGTTTTGAATGTTTTGGTAGACAAGGCTAAAAGTTATCCACCAAAATCGCTTGGCTATTGGGAGTATTCAGCACCAGACTTTACTGACATCTGGGATAAAGACGGTTGGTATCAAGCCAATCCTGCATTGGGTTATTTGATAGATGAAGACACTATTGCAGAAGCTATTACCACATCAAGTATCGAAAGTTGCCGCACGGAAATACTTTGTCAGTGGGTGTCGGCTTTACGAAGCCCGTTCCCCTATAAAGCATTTGAGGATTTGACCGTACAAGACCTTCAAATATTGCCTGGAGCGCCCACAGTCTTTGCTATGGACATATCTGTGACTAAACGCAATGCCAGCCTTGTCGCGGCACAAAAACGCGAAGACGGAACTATGGCTGTTGGTGTAATTGCCACATTCCACAGCGATACGCAGGTAGATGAGTTAAAGATTGCCGTAGAAGCCAATGACTGGGCTAAAAAATACCGGCCTAGGGTTATCTGCTATGACAAATACACATCTATGAGCGTGGCACAGCGTCTAGCCTTGAGCGGCCATAAAATTGAAGACATGTCAGGCCAAATCTTTTACCAAGCCTGTTCTGACTTACTGGATGCCATAGTTAACCGCCGGCTAATACATAATGGGCAAGATACCTTGGTTAATTCAATTAACAGCTGCGCGGCTAAGGAAACAGATGCGGGCTGGCGTATCGTAAGACGCAAATCTGCTGGTGACGTATCAGCTGCAATTGCCTTGGCTATGTGCGTCCATCAAATGTACAAACCACAAATAAAGCCGGCAATCATAGCTGTCTAAATTGTCCGTTTTGCCCGCTTTGTGTGGTATCCTATCCAGCAATGGGTATTTTTGATAGATTCCGTCCACAAAGAATAGAAGCGCAAGCCGCTCCACAGGTGATGACGGATGCGTTTAATTATTACATTCCAACTGCGTTAACACCTGTTGGTAGAACAGAAGCAATGAGCGTTCCATCCGTAGCTCGTTGCCGCAATCTCATTGCCGGAACAATTGCATCATTCCCAATGGAGTTATACAAAAAGTCTACTGGTGAAAAATTAGGTAAGCCTATTTGGTTAGAACAACCAAGCGCACACCAACCACGTAGCACAACTATTGCTTGGACGATAGACAGTTTAATTTTTTATGGCGTTGCATATTGGCAAGTTACAGAAGTTTATGCAGATGATGGCCGTCCTTCTCGTTTCCAATGGGTTGCGCCAGGTCGCGTATCATTTAGAACTGACAGCTGGACAAATTACATTGTTCAATACACTGTAGACGGTACAGATGTACCAATGTCCGGCCTTGGTTCTCTTGTTACATTCCAAGGATTAGATGAAGGCGTATTAGAACGCGGCGCACGTACATTACGTAGCGCAATAGATTTAGAAACTGCAGCTCGTGTTGCAACTGCAACTCCTATGCCATCTGGTGTATTAAAAAACAATGGCGCAGATTTATCACCTGAAGAAGTGCAATCTATTTTGGCTTCTTGGAAATCAGCACGTGAACGCAGAAGCACAGCATATTTAACAAGCACATTGGAATATCAACCAACTGCATTTTCACCACGTGACATGATGTTTGTAGATGGCATACAGCAAATGTCCACGCAAATAGCAAGAATGATGAACGTGCCAGCTTATTACATCAGCGCAGACCAAAATACAAGCATGACATACGCTAACGTACAAGATGAGCGCCGTCAGTTTGTTTCGCTTTCCCTAGCGCCGTACGTCCACGCAATCCAGGACAGATTATCTATGGACGACATCACCGCGCGCGGGAATATCGTTAAGTTTGACGTAGAGGATGCTTTCCTTGCCGTCAATGCATTAGAGCGTCTAACAGTCATTGAGAAGATGCTTACGCTTGGCTTAATTACTGTTGAGCAAGCAATGGAAATGGAAAACCTATCACCGAATGGAAATGATACAGATGCACCTGACATTCTCTAGTGACATTGAGTGCTCAATATCTGAGCGCACAATCTCTGGCAAGATAGTGCCATTTGACGGCGAGATTGGTCAAACATCTGCCGGCAAAGTTATATTTGAAAAAGGCTCTATTGAAATCCCAGACAACCCAAAGCCTAAATTATTACTTGAGCATGACGCAAAAAAACCGCTAGGTCGCATGCTTAGTTACGAAGAACGCGAAGACGGCATTTATGCCACATTTCGTGTTGCCAATACACAAAGAGGTTCTGACGCGCTTGTAGAAGCAAGTGAACAGTTACGCTCTGGTTTATCTGTTGGCGTAGAAGTTAAGGATGGAAAGCGCGAAGGAAACATCTACCGCGTTTTGTCAAGTGTCCTTGCAGAAACAAGTCTTGTTCAAGCTGCAGCATTTAAGAGTGCTGAAGTCTTGAGCGTAGCAGCTTCAGAAGATGAAGTTGTTGAAGAAACACAAACCCAAAACGAAAGCGAGGCAGTCGTGGAGAACACTCCAGACACCGCAACCGTTGCGCCTGTGGTAGAAACCCCTGCGGTGGAAGCTGCGCGCCCAACTGTTGCTGCACCAATGGAAGCTGCGCGCCCAACTGTTGCTGCACCAATTTATGCAAAGCCACGCATCCAAGTAACACCAGCTCTCTATGTTGAGAACACCGTACGTGCGGCTCTCGGCGAAGAATCAGCTCGTCAATGGATTGCAGCGGCATCAGATACTGACACCACAACAGATGTTCCTGGTCTTGTACCAACACGTCAATTAGGTGAAGTAATCAATCCTAAGTCAACCGGCGTGCGTCCAACCATTGAAGCAATTTCAGGTGGCGTACTACCAGATGCAGGTATGAAGTTCCAAATCCCACGCGTTAAGACTGCGCCAACTGTTGCACAGGTTAACGAAGGTGGAGCATTCTCAGATACACAGGTTGAAATTGAATACCTAGATGTAGATGTCAAGAAGTTTGCAGGAATGCAGAAGTTTAGCGTTGAAGTCCTAGACAGAACTTCGCCGGCATTTTTTGCTGAACTTACAGCACTTATGTCTGATGCGTATGCTAAAGCAACAAACTCTTATGCATTCGACACCATTGCATCTGTCGCAACTGTAGATGCAACAACCGTTACACTTCCATGGGATGGAGATGAGCTAAGCGCATTTGTATCACGTGCAGCATCTGATATCTATTCCAACACCTTTGCATTTGCAACCGGCTTAATTGCATCCCCTACACAATGGGGTAACTTGATTGCGCTTAACGATTCAAACAAGCGTCCAATCCTTACTGCAATCCAGCCACAAAACGCAATGGGTTCTGTTGCTGCTAACGCAATCCGCGGAAACGTTCTAGGCCTAGACCTATACGTTGACTACACACAGAGTGGTGACGGAGATGCAACTATCATGGTTGTCAACCGTGACTCATTCACATGGTACGAATCACCACGCCTACAGCTCCGTGCTGAGACTGTTGGTTCAGGCAAGATTGAAGTTGGTCTTTATGGTTATGGCGCACTAGCGACCAAGAAGCCAAAGGGAGCATTCCGCTTCAACAAGGCTTAATAGCCTAATCATTAGAGTTACCCCGCCAGTTCAGCCCTGACTGGCGGGGCTAACATAGAAAGGAAAACATGGCAGCCACATATGTAACAGAATCAGAATTGCGCACAGCCTTAGGCATTGGCAATCTGTATTCTTCGGCTGTCGTTGAAGAGGTCTGCCAAGCTGCAGAAAACATTATTAAATCCAAGTTGTGGTTTAACTCTCAGAGCGTTTACGCCATTGAAGCCACAGGAACAACTGGACGCATTTACGTTTATGAAAACGTTGACCAATTTTTAGTAGGCGACACAATCACAGTTGAAAACGTACGCCAACATTTTAACGGTAGCCAAACAATCACCAAGGTAGAGGATGATTGGATTGAGTTTGTTAACGCACAAATAACAACCCGCGAATACCACATCATTGCGCCTTGGGGTCGAGTTTATGGAACACAGGCCGTTGACTATTCAACTTTGCCAGAGGTTAATCAGGCTTCACTTATGATTGCAGTAGATATTTGGCAAGCACGTCAATTATCTTCTGCAGGTGGAGTATCAGTAGATTTTCCTCAGCCTTCGCCCTACCGCATGGGAAATACTTTGATGGCAAGAGTGCGCGGGCTACTAGCTGACCATCTAGCTCCGGGCGGTCAAGTAGGGTGAGCGCAATAACCACCCTGCGGGGAACAATCGCGGCTGCGCTAGCTGACAATGCGACTTGGCAGGTCTTTAGTTTTCCCCCTGCAAGCCCATTGGCAAACAGCATTGTGGTACAACCGGGTGACCCATACATTGAGCCATCTAATGACCATTACAAAAGTGTAAAGCCTAAAGTTAATTTCAAACTCATTGTGCTTGCACCAATGTTTGATAATCAGGGAAACCTAATCAACATAGAAGATTTTTATTTGAACATAGTTAATAAGCTGGAAGCATCATCCATTGCGTACACAATTGGAACTTTCAGCGCACCGGCAGTCTTGACCGGAACGGTGGGCGACCTTCTTTCCGGTGAAGTACAAATCAGCGTACTATCCGATTGGAGCTAATAATGGCTGATAATGACAAAGAGCGCGAGGCTTTTCTAATCAAAATTGGTCAGATAGCGCCAGCGCCTAAGGCAACCGCAAAGAAAGATGAGGAGTAGTCAATGGCTATTTTCTTGAACAACAAAGTAGGTTTGAAAATCAACGCTGTTGATTTGTCCGACCACGTTACATCTGTAACTCTTAACCGTGCGGCTGACGAGCTAGAAGTTACCGCTATGGGTGACACCGCGCACAAGTTTGTTAAAGGCTTGGAATCGGGTACCCTAACTGTTTCATTCTTGAACGACACCGCAACATCAAATGTATTGCAAACACTTAATAGCACTTTCGGCACAACCGTAGCTGCAAAATTAGTGCAGGATAAAGTGGCATCAGTAGCAGCTACTAATCCGCTTTACACGTTTGACATTCTTGTTAATAACCTAACACCGATTAACGGTGCTACTGGTGATATGGCAACACAAGACATTACATTTACGCTAAACTCAGTCGTAACTGTAGCTGATACAGGCACGTTCTAATTTAGAAAAGGGGCAACATGGCAAAGCTAAAAGTAACCAGGGCAGATGGCACGGAGTCAACGCACGAGCTGACTCCAGCCATAGAATTTGCTTTTGAACAGTATGCAAAGAAGGGTTTTTACAAAGCCTTCAGAGAAGACCAAAAGCAATCAGATATTTATTGGCTTGCTTGGGAATGTCTGCGCAGGGCTGGCGCACCAGATGTGAAACCGTTTGGAGATGCATTTCTTGAAACCTTGAAGGCTGTTGAGGTTTTGGATGACGACCCAAATGGCTAACGCGTGATACCTGGACGTATCGGATAGCTGAGCTATCGGTACATCTGGGTATTGCGCCTAGTGAATTTATTAACATGGATAAGTCACTATTGTCGGCAATCTATGAGGTACTAAAGAAACAGGCGGAAGAAGCAAAACATGCCAGTCGTAGCAAAGGGAGTCGTAGAGCTTAGAAAAGCTCTAAAGCAATACGCCCCTGATTTGCGCAAGCAAATGGATAGCGAGATACGCACGGCATTAAAAGAAGTTGTTGCAGATGCTAAGGCAAAAGTGCCAAGCGCGCCCCCTGGCGGTTTGTATAACTGGGCTGACAAGGGTTCAGAACCTAAGTCAATTACAGGATACAGAGCGTTTCCTAAATATAATGCTGGCTTAATACGCAGCGGCATGACTTACAGCATGGGTAGAACTAAGCGTAACCGTTATGGTTTTGCTGGTCTATATTCTTTATTTAACAAAGACGCTGCAGGTATGATTATAGAATTTGCTGGCCGTGTTCATCCTTATGGCCGCACACAGAAAGCCGATAGAAAGTTTGGCCAGAGTCACAAAGATATTGGCAGGTCAAACAACCCAAATGCCGGTCGTATGTTTACCTTGGCCATGAATGATTTGCCTATAAAGAAGTTTGATAACAATGACAGAAACCGTGGCCGTTTGTTGTATGCCGCGTATGCCGACAATCAAGGCAGAGCGTTAGGCGCAATCTTCAAAGCACTAAACAAAGCACAAGATATGTTTAATGCAAGAATGAATGCCGGCGCAGCGACCACCTACGGAAAGGCAGCGTAATGGCAGAAGTCCGCGTAGATATAGTCTCCGATTTTAAGGAGAGAGGATTTAAGAGAGCCCAGAGCGCTACAGACAAACTAGAGAAAAGTTTTAAGCGTCTCGGTAAGCAAATCGCAAGCGTATTTGCCACACGTCAACTTATTCGGTTTACACGTGATTCAGTACAGGCATTTGCCGCTGAAGAAAAGGCAATTAAATCTTTATCATTCTCATTACAAAATCTTGGTCTTGCTTTTGAAGGTGCAAACATTGAGAAGTACCTCAAGCAAACAGAGCGCACAACTTCTGTAGCTGCTGGTGAATTGCGTCCTGCGT